AGGAGTATCTTATGGGCGGATTCATAGCACCTGTGCCGATTGACCCGGTAAACTTGGGCGGAAAACCGGATTCTGGACCGCAATCTCAAGCCTTCACCTATGTTGATGGGCAGTATTTGTACGGCGGAAATCTGTTCACTGTTTTGTTTGACGGAATCACTAACACTGTAGAAATGTGGAAATCCGTCGATAACGGTTTGACATGGCAAGCGGTTGACCACGCGGCGGCGCCTACAGGAACTATTTGGGGTATCGCGTCAGCGTTTGATAACATCCAAACCGTTGCGGTAACATTGTCCAACTTTGCCACCGCCACTACTAGCGCCGTTAGTTTTGACTTACTCACGGAAACGTGGGGCACCATTGTGCCGCTTGTTTTGGCCGATGCGGTTTCGCTCTGTATTTTACCGTTGTCTGTAGGCGGGTTCGCGGTTGCGATAGATCATAATGTTGGCGGTCAAATTGGTGAGTATTGGATCTTCACTGGCGCCGTATGGAACGGTCCGGCACAAGTTTTCACGGTAGCGGCAACTGGTGCTCTGCCTGCCGGTCATCTGTTAACTCACATGTGGGGGTGTGTCGATTCCACGGATACGATTCATCTATTCTATATCTGGTCTGACGCAGGTTACACATATAACATTCCGTTCTATCAGTCGCTATCTGCCGGTGGCGCGTTGATTTCATCGTTCCAGTTTCCAGACATGATTTCGCTACTCTCTACTTTGGCCTTCAATGTTTGTGTGGCAGGTGTGAACCTCATCTATCCTGTGTACGAAAACATCGGCGGAAATGACGTGCTCTCGCTGTATGTTGGAACGCCGCTTGCCGCGCCTGTGTGGACCCTGTTTTCGACCATCGATGCACCTAACATCGTATCTTCAATGCATTATGTTGGCACGCCTTCGGTTAGCTTCGATGGTACGACTGTCCGAATCGTGTACACCACGGACGGTGTTAGTTTTCGTGTGTTGGAAACAACCGATTTTGTAACGTGGGTTTTTACACCTTCCGTTCCATTCGACTATAATCTTGACGCAACCCCGGCAGGGTTCGTGTTTTCAGGTCAATCTATCGCTGTTGGAATGTGGCAAGCTTTAGGGCTTGAATTTACAGCCGTTGCACCCGATCAAACAACCTTACAACGCTTTTTCTTGCCGTTCATTTTGTTACCATTAGGTCCAGTTTCACCAATCTATCTCGATTCGCAGCATCTAACGCCGCGTATCCTTCCGAACCCGGCAGCACAGAATTGCAGTTAGGAGTCTTATGAATATCACACAACAAAGTCAGCGGACAATTCCACTGGAACGAAGTTTAGGTATGCCGGAAGGTGGTCCGCGCTGCCTTCCTATCACGTTGGACTTTACGGCGGCGGTCGAAATCGTGCTTGACTATACCAACATGCAACAGCGCGGTTTTTTCAACATGGTGCAATCGGTCTGGATTGACAACAGCACTAACGCCGCCGTGCTCACTATCTCATCGCCCGGAAGCGGACAGGAACTAAAGATACCGCCACTGAAGCAAGGGTATCTGTGCATCCTAGTTCCGAACCCAATAGTCATGAGGTTCGCAAGCACAGGCGGTACCGTGGTGCAAGTAACTTTGCTCAATTTTCCGGTATCGCAGATTCTATGGGATTTTTGTCCCTGTGAATTGTCAAACCCGTTGCCGGATGTCATTACTGGCGGCGGCGGGTCTAGTTAATTACAACATTTTCAGGAGGTAGTAACATGAACGGATTACAGATGATGCTGAAAGCCATGGGTTTTGACCCCGTGATTTTCATGAAACAAATTGACGAAGCCAAAGTATCCGTACAACAGACGGTACAAAACTTCGACACCCGGTTAGCGGCGCTTGAAACACGGCTGAGTAACATCGAACGCCTGCTATCTAATCAGGTTGCACAACCATCTATCGGCGGTATCGGCGGCGCCGTGTCCGAAACCATCAAAGGAAAGTTAAACTAACATGCAAGCCTTTACGGATATCGTGGTTGGCGTGCTTACAGTTTGTGGTGTAAGTACGTTAGTGCTTGTCATTCGCCTTAGTTCGTTTGTGGGCGCCAAGTTTCAAATGGTGGATGATGACCACAAACGCATTGAAGCTTTGGAAGCTATACGGTGTCCACACCTGGAATGTCCTTTGAAAATGCGGCCTATCTTACAAGCCGCCGCAAATGAGGTATTACGTAATGAGTCCTGAAACCGTTGTTGAAAGAGTCCAGGAAAACACGGCGCAAGCGGTGGCGGGTGAAGTTACCGATACCATACTTGCTACATCGGGCGGCATCGCCGCCGAAGTAACGGAAGTCAGTCAGCAACTATCCGAACATGCCGAAGCAAGTGAGGGACGGCATGAGGAAATTTTAGAGGGTCAATCATGGCTAGAAAATCAGTTCCAGTCGATACAATCGAGTCAGACAGCACAACAAGCGTTACTCCAATCTCTGACAACACAGTTAGCGGCGCTAACAACGATGCTGCAAACACTGAGTCAGAGCTTATCAATGGCTTCGGATCCGTCAACCCCGGCGATACCGGAAACGGTAGTGATAGCGGAGGTACAGCCGGAAGCGGCACCGCAACCGGAACCCGTCGCCGTGGCAGACCACCCGGCAGTACAAACGCGCCGCGCAAAACGAAGACTAATCTAGGTGGTCTGGAATCTATCTTACTTTCGCTTCATGCAATGGCGTCCGGTTTTCTGGAAGTACCGGAACTGGCGCTAGATCCTGATGAAGCGAAACTAATGGCCGATGCCGCCGCACAAGTTGCGGCGCATTACAATCACGTCATGAACCCGAAGGTTTTAGCGTGGGCCAATCTCGCTATGGTTTGCGGCGGCGTTTACGGCACCCGATACGCCGCCGTCCGTATGCGGCTCAAAGCCGAAGCCGCCAACCGTGCGGCGCTTGTCAAGCAAGCGGCGCCCGGTAACGTGCGTGAAATGAAGTCCGGCACAAACGCGGCACCTGGCTTGCCGGATTACAGCGCGTACGCATTCCGACCCGATAACACACCGCTTGCGGCGGAGTAGCATGAATTACCCTAACGAAACGCAACGCCTTTCGATTGTTGGCAGAACCGGCAGCGGAAAAACCTACGCTGCCGGTTGGCATTTGTCGCGCGCTAACTTCGACACGATGCCATGGATCGTATACGATTTCAAACGCGATTCTTTGCTTGCTGAGATTGCCAACCTGGAAGGCGCCGAACATATTGACCTTGACGAAGTACCCACGAAACCCGGTATCTATTTCGTACACCCTATGCCAGATGACCATGAAGCGGTACAGGCGCAAATGTGGCGAATTTGGCGCAACGAAAATACAGGCGTTTACATTGATGAGGGATACATGGTATGCGGACCGCCCGTCATCAATCGTCCATTCCGTACACTACTCACACAAGGACGCAGCAAGCATGTACCTATGATAATCCTATCCCAACGTCCTTGTTGGTTGGACCGTTTCGTTTTTACTGAGTCCGATTTTTATCAAGTGTTTGCCTTGAACCACAAAGGTGACCGCGCGAAAATGATGGAATATATTCCGGCGGATTTATCGCATCCTCTTCCACAATACTCAAGTTACTATCATGACGTTTCCGCCGCCGAAACCGTCGTTATGAAACCCGTACCAGATTTCGATACTATCTTACAGACCTTCGATTCCCGCTTACAAGCGATGCGAAAGCGGAAGGTACGGGTACTCATTTGACCCTTGACTCCTGAATCAATGGGAGTTAGACTTGACTTAGCGTCCGTGTAAGAACTGGAGTAACAGACTATGGCCGAAGAGACGATTTTGACGTGGAATGCCGCCAACTGGATTACAGTCCTGATTATGGTGGTCTTGGGTTTCGCCATCCTTGGAATGATCTCACAAATCTGGAAGGCGAAACACCCGGCAACAACGGCGTAAGGGAAGGCCACCTATGGATAACGTCATCAATTGGGGCTTACTCAAACACCCGATGAATTGGGCCATCGTTTTATTGATGGTTTTGATTGCATCGGCTGGATTGCACTTCGTTTTCCAATACGCAGGGAAGACGGAGTAAAACTGACAAGCACGTAACCGATTACCAAATGGGAGCTACCTAAAAATGGGAACCGCATCGAACCAACCGAACCCGACACAAATCAACGCGCTTGCGCGGCAAATGGTCGCCGCAAGTAGCGTTAGAATGTGTCAACAGATTTATTCCACTACCGTAACCCCGGCAACGCAACCGTCAATCAACATCATTCCGCGTAACGTCGGTTTGATCTTGGGATTTTGGGTGAAGGTGAAAGCGACATTCACCGCCGCCGCCGTAACTGCTATCACGCCTACAAACTTCGGCGCCGCGAACCTGCTTTCACAGATTCAGTTTACGGACTTGCAAAACAACACCCGAATTCAAACACCCGGATGGCATCTTAACTTTGTCAACAGCGTAAAAGGACGTTCGCCGTACGCATCGGCGCTTTTGACCACGGCGCTTGATGGAAACGCAGGTATCGCCGGACAGTACGGAAGTAACTGGACTGTCAACAGCCAACCCGCAAGCATTGCGGGCGGCGTGACGGATGCAACCACTACATTCTGGTACTACGTGCCGCTGGCCTACACGGACGGCGACTATCGCGGCGCCATCTATGCCGCCGTTGTCAATGCCACCATGCAACTGTCCCTTACCTTCAATCCTACTGCGGTGGTCGCCGCAGGCGATTCCACGCTTGCCGTATTTCAAGGCAATACCGGCACGTTTGATTCTGCCACTGTCACCGTGTACCAGGATTACCTGGACCAGATTCCTTTCGGCAAAAACGGTCCTATTTTGCCAATGATGGATCTGAGCACGATTTACGAACTGAAGCAAACACTGTTTACGAACATGACCCCGGCTTCAGACTTCCCCATGCAGTACAGTAATTTCCGCGACTTTTTGAGCACGTTCGCCGTGTACTACAACGGCGCCGCGCGTGTCGCTGGCGCTGATATCAACTTTTGGGCGCTTCAATCGGCCAACTTTACGAACCTTTGGAAAATCGAACCGGCGTTAGCGGCTTTGAAAACCCGCGCGCTGTTGCATACCGATTTTCCCTTGGGCGTTTACTACTTCGGAAGCCGCGCGAAACCAATCAGTACCACGCAGTACGGTAACATGGAATTGGTGTTGAATCCGTCCGCCGCCGCCGCAGGCGCCTACTGTCTGGTAGGTTACGAAGATCTTGCGTACGTCAACAACATCACGCAGGCGGGAAGCCTTCCGGCAGGCGCGTAACCCAATTCGGCGAACCCCTGTTAGCCGTGGCAGGGTCCGCCGCCATTGCGGGGTCAATGTGCTACCTCCGTCATTGACCCCGCTTTAGGACACTGGAGGTTTTGAAGGTGCAAAATGGCTGATGAAAAACAAGGTTTGATCGGAAGCGTGATTTCATGGTGGCGCGCGCCGTTCCAGTCCCAAGGGTCCGCCCTGAATTGGGTGTTATTCGTGGGGCTTTTGGTGATCGCCGCTTTTCTCTGGCAAACAGTTTTGATCGCCGGTTTCGGCGGGAAGGAATAAGGAAACGAAAATGACAGGTTATCATTGGACAGGTGTTCTCGTGTTGTTGGTCATCGGGTACTTTATCGGCGTTTACATGCCCGGACCCGGAAACGCGTTGCGCGGGAAAATCGGAGTCTAACTCATGGGACAAACCGGAGTTATCTTTTTCGCGCTGCTAATTGGCTTCGTGGTTTACATCACGATGCGGAGCGAACTAACCGGATACTTGCAAGTGATCGGGCTTGCCGCAGGCGGGCGGACCAATTGCTCCGGCAGTTCCGGTAACTCCGGTACCGTCACGCAATCACAACCCGCCGCGCCGAACCTATACGGACAATCGGGCGGACAAAACATGCCGATGTAAGGTGGACTCAAAATGCCCTTTGTACTCATCATAGCCGGAATCGTGCTACTCATCGCCGCCGCGCGAGATACACAGTGCCAACTTTTTACGCTGTTGGTTGGTGACTTCACAGGCACCAATAATTTCATCTATTGGTTTTTGGCTATCATGATCATAGGTGCTATCGGCTATGTGCCGAAACTGAAACCCGTTTCCGATGCGTTTTTGATACTGGTCATCATTCAACTGTTCTTAGTTAAGGACCGTGGTTTCTTTGACCAGTTCAAGCGACAAATCGGAAGCACGTCAACCGGCAGCACGTCAACCGGAAGTACAACCTCAACACCGTCCGTAACAGGCCCAATGGGAACAGTAGTCATCGGCGGTGTTGAATATCCGATCACACAGGCGGAGCAACATTAAAATGTCGGAAAAATTTATCGCTGCCGGAGTAACGATTTTAGTAGGTATCGTGGGCGTCGCCGCCCTTTCGGTGCTTGTTTCGCGTAACTCGCAAACCGTCAACGTCATCACACAGGCAACAACCGGATTCAAAAACGCGCTATGTACCGCGTTGTCGCCTATTGGTGTCAAGTGTGCCAGCACGAATCCGTTGGAGTCCGTAACATCGCGCGTAATTTGGTAGAGAGGAAAACACAATGTCTGAACAGCTTATCACTTCAATAGTCACCGTCGTAACTGCCATCATCGGCGTTGCGATCCTTGCCGTGTTGGTTTCCAACCAATCGCAAACCGGCACTGTCATCAAAGCTGGTGCAAGCGGTTTCGCTCAGGATCTTGCCGCCGCTTTGTCGCCGGTTACAGGTGGCAGCGGATACAGCATCAACTCGATTTTGCCGTCCGTTTACTAGTCAAAAGGAAAGGCCCACAATGTTTAGTCCGATTGCATCGCGTTCCAGATTGGACGGTCTAGCCGGTGGTCTGTATTATTACCACATGGGTGATATCTTCACACCTGGAACGCAGAATTATGTCTTTCAACCTGCGTACACATTGCCCACTATGCAACTAATTGGCGCCGCAATTTACAGTGGTCCGGCGCCGCGAACCACTTCACCGCAGGTTATTTTCGCCACACAAGTACGGCGTATTGCCGGAATGGGCGGGCTTTTCAGCGGTCAATTTGTGCAACAACCGCTCAACACACCGGAAGGTAACGGGTCTTTGTAGGAGTAACTTATGGATTTCAGCTTAGTTGAACGTCATCCATGGATGACTGCCGGTATCATCGGCGTTGGCGCCTTACTCCTGTACCTGTATTGGTCGCGGTCATCTAATAGCAGCACGTCAACCGATACCAGCACAAGTACAACCTATAGCGGCGGATACCCGGTTTCGACGGCGCCCGCCGATAACACGCTTGCCCTAGCGCAAATTTCCGCGAACGCGCAAACCACGCAACTTTCGGCACAGTTACAGGGTCTTCAGATTCAGACAGCCGGACAGGTACAGATTGCCGGAATGGATCAAACCACGCAGTTACGCGTTGCCGAACTAAACGCAGGCGCCCACGTTGGCGATACTTCGGCGGCGCTTGCGGCACAACTCGCGACCATCAACGCTCAGTTACAACTTGGAACCGGAAGCCAACAAACACAGGTCGATTTAGCCAAGCTTCAATCCGACGTGCAACTTGCCAGCATCAACGCGATTGCAGACGCGTACGGACGCGCGGCAACCTCGGCACCGGCGCAAACACAACCGAATATCATCATCAACATTCCGGCACAACAACAAGCGGTAACGCCAACCGCAAGCGGCACGAACCCATCACCAACCGCCATCAATCCGGCACAACAACAAGCGGTAACACCAACCGCAAGCGGCACGAACCCATCACCAACCGCCATCAATCCGGCGCCGCCTGTCAGCCGTCCGTGTCTTGCCGGTCAAAGTTTCCAGGATAATACCAACTGTCCGATAAACCCGATGTATCCGACCTGTCCCGCAGGAACCACAGGAACGGCACCAAACTGCGTTACGCCTTCGACGAATGGCAGCGCGCCAACGTCCGGCGTAGGACGCGGCGGACCGTCTGGAAAGACGCGCGGCGTATCTCTAGCCGTCACCACGCCAACCATGCACACCACCATGCTGGACAACATGGTTTCCACCATGGCACCGGCGACCATGGCGGCGCCAGCACCTAAACCAATCGGCCTACAGGCAGGTGGATGCGGATTCGATGCCGCTTGCATTGAAGCCAATCGTGTATACTACGCAAATGCCGAAGACCAGCGCATGATAGATTGGTGCAAGCAAAATCCTACCGCCGATTGTATGTCTACTTACGGGGTCTAATATGAGCGAACCTGGAAAACGCATTGAAATTATCGCCGCAATTTTGACCATCCTTACTGTGCTCTGGTATCTTTTGCGACCAAAAGACAACCCTGTAGCGGACGGTGTTTTCATTACGCCTGCCGGAACAGTATCGACAGACCCCGCCGTGCTCTTTTCAGGTGGTGGAATTCCGCCAACATTTATTACTACGTTCAATAGCTCTATCGATACCGCCGCCAAAACTGGCGCCGCCCTTGCCGCCGCAACAACCGCCGCCGCCGAAAACGTCGCCGGTACTGTCATACCCGGAACTGCGTTAGCAAACCTCATGAGTAATTTACCACCACGAAGTAACGCGGTAACAGCACAGGCGCCGCGTGGTACACAGGTTTCATCCGGGTGTGTGCCCAAGTTGCCATCAAGCAATTTCCCTGACGGTATGGGTGCGTGCATGGCAGCGTCACCAGCGGGAACGGCATCGGCAAAAAATCCATGTACGGAAAGCGTTCAATCCGCTGCCCTTGAAAACATGCTGTCTATCAAACAGTATTACGGCTATGACAGTTTGGCACCACTTGTCGCAAGCGTGCAATCACAGGCAGCATTATCTGGCAACATTTTTGAAACCGATCCGAACGCGCTTCCATGGCGTACGCAATTTGGAGCTAACTAAATGCCGTTGCCATCGCTGCCATCGCTTATGAATGCAAACGCCTATACGGACCCGGTTGGTGGTTCTGGCGGTAGTGGATGGCAATCACCGTGGGGAGATGTGCAATCAGCTTTCGGTCCAACGTTTGGCCAATCTATATTTGGATCAGATTCGACAGGTGGCACATTTGGCGGTACTAGCAATCCATCATTTAGTTTTATCGGCAACGATAGCGGCGGTATCGGGTGGCCTTCCCTTGGTGGCGGTCAACAAACCGGCATACCTTCCATCGGCGGTGGCAGCGGTAGCGGACCAACCTTCACTATCGGCGGCGGCACCACCCGCCCAGTCAACAACACAACCACCACCTCCAATTGGCTTGGCTTGCCGTCGATTTCATGGGGGCGGATTGCGTGTTTCCTTTTGGGCCTACTCCTAATCGCGGGCGGGCTTTTCCTCATCAAACCTGTACAAAAAACCATCATCGAAGTAGGTAAAAATTCCCTCAAAG